ACCTTGAGCCAGATCGTTCTCAATCCCGAACTTGAGCCCGTCCACCGTGAGCTGGGCCTGCCGCTCCTGATCGGAAAGGATCATGCCTGCATGGCGCTGCCCGATGACTTCGGTGCCGCGAGCCCGAAGGGAAGCGACCAGCCGTGGAGCTGCTTTGCCTACGGCAGCAAGGCGCGCATCGAGTGCAGCGTCCATGCGCATCCGCTTCTGATCGGGCGTGGCGGTCGCGTCACCTTGGATTTCTGCCAGCTGCACAGAAAGCGCGCTTTCAAACTGGGTCGTGTAGTTCTGGGCCAGCGCAGTGTCGTATGCGTTGCGGGCCTGTTCATCCGTAAAGGTGCGCTCCGGCCAAGCCTTGAAGCTGCCGTCAGCGTCCATTGCAATGAACTCGCCAGCCGCAGTCTGGCCATCGACAAACTCATTCTCTCCCTGCTTGGCCTGGGCTCTTGCAGTCAGCTTCTCGCCAATGCTGGCAAGCTGACCGCCAATGTTGGGGACATTGATGTTCGCCCGCGCAGTCGGAAGACTGCCGGACTGGATAAGGCTCACGCGCGGCTGTTCAAACTGGATTGCCATTTTCTATCCTCAAGAGAGCAGACCGCCACCGGTCGATTTGTAGGAGCCGACTTGCTTCATGCCAGCCAGTGAATCGACCGCGCCAAAGAGACCGCTCACCATCGCCATCCGGCCCTCGGTCTTGGCCGTGAACTTGTTGACCGCGATCTGATACTTTGCACGACCGACAGCCATGTCCTTATTGTAGCCAATGGTCGCAACATCTCGCGCGACCACCGACTTGTTGAAAGGCTGGATGCCTTGCTGGTAGGAGAAGTTCTGGCCGCCACCGACAGCCAGCGCGGATGCCACGGCATTGGCACCTTCGGCACGCTGGAACATTTCGATGCGGTCGTTTTCCTCGTTTGCCGCGCGGATCTTGTCATTCTCCATGTCGATCTTGAGCTGCTCATTGGCGACCTTGGCCTGAGCAGACGCGGCCTGTGCCGACATCACGCCCTGAACCAGAGAACCAGCCGCACCAAGAATTGCACCAAATGCTGCGAAACCCATCAGAAGGATACCTCCATGTTGCAACCGAGCAGCGTCACCGGAAGCGGCGCGCTCTGGGAAAAGACCACCACGGGATCGCGGTCATAGCCCGTCAGGAACTTGCGGAACTTGCGGGATGCCCGAGGTGGCGCGACCGAGAGATCATCGCCTACCGAGTAGCCCACGACATCACGGCCATCGACTGTCAGGTTGAGCGTGTCGAGGACATGCACCGTGGTCGCCACGATCCGGCGCGGGACACCTGTCAGAGGCCCGGTCGTGATTTCCTTGTCCGGCGTGTTCGGGATCACCTGCCACTGATAATTATAGCCAGCCTTGATCGAGGTGACGGCATTGCCAAGCGTGATCGTGCCGGAGCTGTTTGCCGTGAACGAGCCCAGATAATAGTCGTTCGAGGTCACATGGACGACCTGGTTGGCATAGTCCGAGCCCAGCGCCCAGCTTGTCGTCGCAGTCCCTGCGGTCATTGCCTTGGTGCAGTCGGTGTAGACCTCGCCGTCGAACTCGATTTGCTCGAGGCGGTAGGTGCCATTGCGCAGCACAGATACGAACACCTTGGTTGAAAGCACAACCACGCTGTCAAACGTGTCGCCGGAGCGCGTCACCCAAGGCGTCCACGCGGCAAGGCTTTCCTGCCGGATCGAGTGAAACACCGCCATCGTGCCATCGCCATTGACGAAGAAGGCATACTGTTCTGGCCTTGTGGCGGAGCCATAGAACACATCGAAGGACTTCGGAGTGTTGATGAGATGCGGAGCAGCAGCCGTCAGGTCGGCCGATTGAAAGCCGTCCTGATTGAAGTCATAGACAAACTCGCGGATCGTCTTGTCGTTGGCCTGAAGAAACATGGTCGCGCCGTCGAGCGATTTCGGAGACAGGAAGGCGCAGCCATAGGTCGTCTGCGGGCGCACCGAGACAGTCGATGGCGTAAGGCCCACGCCGTCCGACTGCTTTGCCACGAACTCGGAGCCCTCGGTGAAGATTTGGAGCAGGCGGTTGGAGACGATGTGACGGATGTTTGCCACGCGCGCAGAACCAATCGAGACCTGAATGGACTCGTTGTCATTGCCCGTGCCGACAGCAAAGTTGAAGTAGTCGCCAGTGTGCGATGACCAGAGGCCGTCCGGTATTGAGGACGATCCGCCAAACCACAGGCGATCTTCGTGGAAGCAGCAGGCCGAAGGCCAGCCACGCCGCGCAGAGAACACCTGCTCGTCCCAATCGCGGGTCGGGGCGGTGGTCTGGACTTCAACGGCAGAGCCGCCGCCATCAGCGGAGGTGTCGGAAGTCGCGTCATTGCCGCTCGACATCGTGAAGGTATAGCGATCCTCGTCGATGACAGTGATTGTGCGAGCACCGTTGATGCTGTTCCGGCTGACCGAGAACTCGTCACGCGCGCCAGAAAGTGTCACGCTGGCCCCGGTCGCCATGCCGTGAAACACATGAGTGACTTCGCAGGTTGAGCTCTCATCCTTGAACAGGAACGGGTTGAGATCGAGCCGCTTCTTGACAGCCTTCTTGGCAGTCGCAGTAACAGTCGTGGTGTTTGTATAACCCGTGATCGTGAGCTCGATGCCAAACATGCGGATCGTGTCGCCGACCCAAGCCGACGAGAAGATGCCGCTCGAAGCGGTGATCGTCCTGCCGGAGCCTTCCGCAGGATTGCTGATGGCAAGGGTGACGGGTGCCGCCTCGTACTTGACATAGGGCTGATAAATCTTGGCCCCGTTCGGAGACTGGACAAAGGAGAGATCAGTCATCGAGAACGTGGTGAGCCCGGTGCGGCGCAGCACCTTGGGGCGGAAGGTCTTGTGCGTGATAACCATGACATCCGCAGCCTGCGTCATCTGGGCTTCAAACATTGTTGAAGATGTCCAGGGGCAGTTGGTCGAGCCGGAGAAGCTGGTCTGGAGCGTGCCAGCCGCGTCATAGATTTCGAGCGCGTTGTTGCCAAAGCAGAGGATGTACTTTTCGTCCTCATCATACTCGAAGTTCTTCAGGCGGCGGCGGCCCGAAAGATTGCGGATAAGGGTCGTGCCGGGACGGCGCGAGACAGCGCCCGTGTTCGACAGGCGACAGTTCTTGAGCGATCGGGCTCCCGAGGGGTAAGCCTTGGAGTCCACGCGCATCTGGATTTCAGGCGACACTTCGCCCGCCCGGAAGTCGGTCTGCAAGATGCGGATGGGCTGGGCGACATTGCTCATGAGCGGCGGGCCTCGAGGATGGAGCCACGGCGACCCATGTCGATGCGCTTGGTGGTCTGCTGGCGGCTGTCGGCATTCTTGGCGAGCTGGAACTGCTGCTCCAGATCCGCGTCAACCGTGGCCTTGAGGTCGAGCTTGCCAGCAAGGGCAAAGGAGAAGCGCTTCATCAGCGCCAGCTCGGCCAGCATCACGAAGTAGGGAGGCCAGAACTCGACGCCGACCGACCAGACATAATCGGCGATCACGACATCGGCGGCTTGGGCATTGCAGTAAATCTTGTCCTGATAGCGGTCATACTCGATGGGCTTGTCGTTCACGAACACGCCTTTCATCTTGATGATCCCGGCAGGAGCCTGATAGGCGGCAGACCAAAGGGCGGTCGGAGTCTCGGACAGGCGCGAAAGCTGGGCCTGCTTCGAGGCAAAGCGCCAGTCATAGAGGGTCAGCCAGTTGTCCACAGTGGTCTGGTAAAGCTGAGAGGCGACTGCACTTTCCGTGCTGCCGCCTGTAAAATCGGTGATGGTGTCCGCGCCAATCGCCACAAGGGCATTGCTGCAAACGTCAAACTTGGTCAGCGGCATCAGCCTCTCCTTAGAAAAAAGGGGGTAGGGTTTCCCCCACCCCCTCAGTCAACCTAACCCAGGGAGGACGTTAGGATGCGGTGACGCCCTCGGTAGCCGAGGTCGTAACAGTGGCGGCACCGGAAGCCGAGGTGACGATGGTGGCATCAATGGAGGCAACAGAGTTGCCAACCACGAGGATCACATCGCCATTCTTCAGCTGGTCGGTGACGGCGTTGAAGTAACCGGAGCCCGTCACGGTGCCAACCGTGTCAGCGCCAGACTTGTAGATGAACAGCGCAGGATCAGCGCCACACATCTTGAACAGTTTCGTTGCATCAAGAGCCATGTGAGCTTCTCCTATTAAGCTGCTTCGTAAGCCTGCACTTCGTAGGCGCCCACGGCGTCAATCAGGACAGAGCCCTGTGACATCATGGACGTGGCGAGGTGCGCGACACGGGTGGGGACGTAGTTGATCTCCGACTGGACTTCGGCACCAGACGCATGGCCGATGGCCGAGCGGTGGAACGCGAAGGTCTTGCGGATGTTGCTGGCCTTCGGAAGACCGGAGTGGGTGTTCCACAGGAAGGTCATCCAGATTTTCGCAGCCATGCCAGCCTTGTAGGGGAGCTGGTCGATGCCAACGTAGTCCGCGCTCGAGAACGCGGTGATGGCAAGGAGGTCAGTCCACTGGTCAGGGCCAACGCACCAGTAACGGCCACCATCATCCGGCACATCGTTCTCACCGAAGTGAGAGAAGACCGTGTTGATCTTGCCAAGGGTCAGCACGGCAGTGCTGCTTTCCGTGGTGACGTTCGTGGTCGTGTCGGCGGCGGCGATGATGAGCTCGTCCGACTTGCGGCCAAGAGCGGCAGCAGCCGACTGAGCAACGACCATACGCTCGTCGATGTTGGTCTTGAGTTCATCGAGCTTGTCGATGTAGTCGCCAGCGTAGAAGTCGGCCAGCGTGCACTCGACCGGGGTGTGGTCGATGTTCATGGTGGCGATTTCGGCGTGACGAGCCTTGGTGACGGCGGTGCCCTTGCCGACCTTCTGGAAGGTCGTGGAGGAGCCCTTTACGTTCGCTTTTACGCGAACCATGTTGCGGAGCTTCGATCCCATGCGCTGGTAAGCCATGTGAACGTCACTCTCGTACTGCTTGATGAAAGCGTCAGAGATGTCCATAGACATGATAATGTTCCTTCAGTTGATGATCGCGCTTCTGAAGGGTTGTTCCAGGCGATCCGCACTGTGTAAGTTGTTCCTTGCGGGCTTACGGCGTACCAACCACGGGCCTTTCGAGCTGGCCCGGAATGTAGTCGCAACCTTGCAGTTCAAAAACGCACTTTTTTTCGGAAACCCATTGCCGGGGAGTGATAGCCCATCGCCTGATAGAAGTCGGCGGTGCGCGCCGCGTTGACCTCGGTGGACACGCCAAGGTGCATCTCGAGGACGCCCTTGATCCGGCACCACGCCTCGAACGCCTTGACCATGCGAACCGCGCCCATGCCGCCCCGGTGTTGGGGCTCGATATAGAGGCAGAGATCGCAGGCATATCGGTCGTTCGAGAAGAAGTATTCGGTCTGGACGGCGCAGAAAAAGCCGACGATCTGCCCCTCATGTTCGAGCACCAGTGCAAGCCAGTCGGTGTTGTGGAAGCACTGCTCGAGGACTTCATCGAACCGCGATTCCACAAAGGTGAAGTCCCGATACCAGCTTTCTGCGTGCATCGCCCGGGCGAGCCGCAGCAAATCGCCACGGTCGCCGGGGTTGGGATGCCGGAGCCTCACCGCTTACCGGAGTAGAGGCGCTGGAAGCCGTCATCGACCTGCTTGACGAAGGCCGGATCGCGGCTGGCCGGGTTCCAGTACCGGGGATCGAGCTGCATCTGCTTCAGATCGTCAATCGAGATCGACTTCTGCAACGGTGCTTCGGAGCCCACGCCAGTGGCGGAGCCCATGAGGCGCTCGAGGACGCGGATGCCACCAGCCGACTGACCCAGACGCTGGATGGCCTCGAACTCGTCGGGCTCGGCAAAGTTCTGCTGCGCCCAGGCCGACACAGCCTGAATGCGGGCCTCGGCATTCTCACCGAGATAGCCCATCTCGGCCTCGAGATCAGGCCCGGAGGTGTCCAGCGCATCGATGTACTGCTGCATCCCTTCCGTGAACTTGTCCTGCGGCAAGCCCATCTCATAGGCAGTCTGCCGCCAGAAAGAGACAAGCGGCGAGGAGGCCAGCGATTCCGCGTCGATCCCCTCGATCTCGGGCAGCTCGTACTTGTCGGCGGTTTCGGGCCGTGCCTTCAGGCGTTCGGCGTCGATGGTCTTGAGCAGCTCCTCGGTCTTGGTGTTCTTCCAGCTCGTGAGTTCGGCATAGCTCTTGGCGAGGTTTTCGATGTCCGGCTTGCCTTCGCGCCAGAACTTCTCGGGGATGTACTCAGGACGCTGGGCCGAGCTCTCGAAACGCTGGCTTTCGCTTGCCGGAGCAGGGGTAAAAGCCGGAGCAGGATCGCCAGCGGGAGCAGGGGCGGGAGCAGGAGCAGAAGCGGGTGCCGGGGCAGCCTCATTTTTCTTGATCATCGACATTGTTTTTTGC